ATCTTATAAACATGTCGTCCTGCGTTGATGTTGTTCCAATCGTAGTTTCAGTTCCAAAGAAAAGCAAGTGCCGATCCGGCGTTGAAACCAGAGTCTGTCTTGTAGCCGTTGGAGCGTTGGCAACGATAGTTGCTCTTGTTGAAGTTGCAGCTGTTGCATCTGAATCCCATTCAAACGTTGCACTATCCACGATAGTTGCAATAAGCTTGTTTCCAAAATTGTCCAGGTGCCATAGACCGGGAGCCGTGATTACGTCTCCAGTTTGCGACGCGCCCCATTTCGTATAGTCTGAAGCATCGTAAACCGTTGCTCCGTCCGAGTGTGTTGCAGCCGTTGTATTGTCAGCTGCTCTTGTAATTCCTGATATAGTATTCGTTCCTGTAGTATTTGTTGTGTAAGTCATACGCTCACTGTCAATTAAAAGCGTTCCTGATGAAGGCATCGATGATGAACTTGCTAAAACTAAACTTGTATCATCGGCATCAATGGCACCATTCAACGTTGATGTAATTTCTCCAGCGACCGTACCACCCCAGAGTCCTAGTCCCCAGCCGGCTGCTGATTCTTCAACGGCAGGTCCTATTGAATAATAATGTTTAACTCTTATGCCCCCGGATGTAGACGCTCCTGATCCAGATTCTACTGATCCCATTTCAATGGTAATTGTTGTTGAAGTTGGAACAGTTGCCACTTGAAAAACTACATCGTTAAAATTACTTGCACCAAAATCAGAATCAGTAATAGTACTCCAAGTATCTAAAAGAATAATATCTCCTTTGGAAATACTGTGATCTGATGCAAAAGTTATAGTAACGGTTGCATCACTTTGCGTTGTTGTAAAAGCGTTGCTTAACGTCGTTGTACTTTTAAGAGGAGTAATGTCGTAAAAAGCTCCTCCAGAGTACACGTATAAAATTCTGTTTGTTCCAAGGGCCGCGTATTTAATTCCACTGGCATTGACAAAATGGTGAAGAGCCGTGTTTCTTCCAGTCAGCGTTTGATCGCCCAGCTGTGCCCATCCGCCTATTTTTTCAGGCGTGCCGTATCTAAAACGAACATAGTCTCCGCCTATCCATTGGTTTTCTCCGCCGGTTGCTGTGACCTGCTTGTTGAATCCTGGTAAAAACTTTAGTTTTTGTAGCATAAAACCTTATATTGCTAATAATATTATAAAACAATATTATTATGGTTTAGTCGGCCAAGTAACAGTATTAACATCATCAACAGTAGTTAATCCACTTGGTAAATCTCTTAATGCTTGACGATATGTTGTCATATCTTCTGACATTGTTACATCTGACAAAGCATAGAAATCTGTTTCAACTAATAAAGCATTTCTTTTTACTCTTAACCTTCCAATTTCTCTATCAAAAGCACCATCAGCATGAACTTGCTCTTCTATATCTCTAGCAGTTTCTTCTTCTGCTGTGAACTGTACTCTTATTCCGTTTCTATTTTTAAATCTTGGCATAATTTTATCCTATGTGCTTAATCCGTAAAGTGAAAAAAATCCAGAATCTATATTTCCACTTCCCATGATAAATTGTACTCCATCAACCGCAGATGTAGTTGAAACTTGACCCCAACAATGATGATTGTAATTATTATCGGTAGCATCATTTGAAATAATATTAGTACGACCATTAAATATTTTGGTAAAAGTGGTATCGCCAGGATTCCATAATTCAAATGTTCCACACAAACTTTCGTCATTACCTATACCCATTTGATTACCTGACATAAGTTTAACACCAGCACTTGTAGAACCATGTACATCTTCTGAAGTATTATATGTATAAGTTGATGTTGAACTTCCAGAATTATTAAGATAAGCATATATTAATCCACCAGTTAGTGAAACATTCCAATTACTTCCACCATCAATCGTAAAACGTATCTCTAATTCATCTGCCGCTGATGAATGAATATTATTTAAGTTCCAAATATATTTTCTGTATGTTGTGTCAAGGACAACATCTGATGCTCCATCAATAAATTCAATAGTGCTATCTGCACTTGCTGTTATAGTTTTAATTAAATTCCAAGCACCACCAGCCGCTGCTTCAAAACCTTGTGATAAACCAGCACCTGTTGAGGTAAAGACTTGTCCATCTGTTCCAAGTTTTGCTACAACACCAGATCCTCTAGTGTTAAAATAACTTCCTACTATTCCACTCATAATTTTTATTCTCCTATTATAATGTTTGATCTAAATAACTAACTACTGCATGAACTGTTGCCGCAGAAGCAGTTTTGGCTGTTAAATGATCTGTGCCTTCTAAAATTATTCGACCTGTATGTTCAAAAGTTTCGTTAGCTCCTAATGCTTGATCTGAATAAATTTCATAATCAGTAGCTCCGCCATCATCTTGAATAAACAAATCAAAAGTTTCAGCCGCACCAGCAGTTTCGCAAAATGTAATTGATAAAACAGTATAAGTGTGTCCACTTACTCCATTTATCAATACAACTTCTGTATTTGAAACTGCATTATGTGATACTTTTAATAATTCACTTGCCATATTTTCCTCCTAATTAAAATCCAAATACCAAAGCTTTACCCGTGCTTGTAATATCTGGAGCCATTGAGCCTGCATTTGTTATTGCTCCACCGGCAGCAATAGCTATAGTTGATCCAGACAGAATTGTAAAGGTGTTTGCTGTCATCGTAAAATCGTCTGCTCCTGCTATTTCAAAATCTATTTGGTCGTCTGTTGGTGATGAAATCGTTGTATTTCCATTAACATCAAGAATTAAACCATCTGCTGTTCCGTTTAAATCAAGAGTTGCTGCATTTAATAGTAAAGAATCAGCTGATTCATCCCATAATGCATAACTACTAGCAGTAGCACCAAAGAATTTAACATCGTGTCCTGTGTCATCAACGCCAACTGTTATTGTACCTATACAAGTTAGTGCTGAACCTGTAAAAGTTAAATTCGCTTCTGCGTCTAATTCTGTTGTTGTTGATCCTATAGTAACAAGTTCATTGTTTGTTGCGTTGTTTAATGCTGTGATTGTGGTGCCACCAGCATCTTCCCACGCGACAGCTGCACCTGCACCGCCAGAAGTTAAAACCTGACCGTCGGTACCATAATTGGCACCCGCAATTCCTATTTCATTATCCGCTGTAAATCTAAATTTCTCAGCGGCCGCTTCTGATTTGCCTAACGCAAATACTAAATCTGTATTATTAACAGAAGAACTAAAGGTATCATCTGCTTCTGCCCATATTGAAGCACCAATTAAAATAGCATCTGTACCATCAGATTCCAAAGGAGCTTGAAAATCTATTCTTCCTAATTTATCTGCATCAACAACAGTCAGTTCACCAGTTGTAAGTTTTAATAAACCAGCACCTGCTGCAGTTGCTCCTCGTACTTCAAATGCATTTTCTGACTGATCGTATAGTCCATATGCACCCGCAGAAGCACCAAAGAATTTTACGTCTAATCCTGTACCATCAACACCAACAGTAACTGCGCCACTAAGTTGAGAAGCTCCACTTACATCAATAGCGCCATTGATATCAATAGTAGTAGCATTTAATTCTAATTCAGTATCTGATACTAAATCTAAAACACCGTCTGCTGATTGATGTATATATGTTCCTGTATCACCAAATAATAATTTATTAGTTGAGTTTAAAGTTAGCCCTGTACCATCTGTGTGAGTTAAAGTCGTATCTGAATCTGCACCAAAACTTAATACAGCAGAATCACTTAATAATTTAAGATCATCACCAATAACAGCGTCTGCAGCTACTGAAAGACCACCATCTGTTTGTAGTGAACCATCAGTTGTTGAAGTTGCAGCAGTAGTATCATCTGTTTTTACAATGCCACTAGCTGTTACTGTAGTAGCAGTTAAGGCTTGCGCAGCAATCGTGCTGCCTGACTGTGCTGTAAAAGTATTTGCTGTAAATTGAAAATCATCTGCGCCAGCAATTTTAATATCTATTTGATCGTCTGTATCTGCTGTAATACTTGTATCAGCATCGGCATCTAAAATTAATTCATTACCATCTAAGTCATGTCCTGCAGTAGATCCAATACCTGAATCAACAAGATTTGGATTAGTGCCATCGTCTGCAGTCGCATAAACAAGTTTTGTTC